ATTATTTATAATGAGTTTATTGCGAACAGTTGGAATTATATATTTATTATGTAATATTATATCGGATGGATATAACTTTCATTTGAATCATGATAATAATTTAATTTCAAACAGAGTGTTTTATAAAAAAAAATGGAATCCTTATGGGCATAAATACCGCGAAAGTTTGAACAAAATAAAACCAAATGTACCACCACATGAATTAAATACTTACAATAAATATCCTATTTCTAAGCAATATTTTGAGGACCAACTCAGGCGTCTAAATTCTCAAAATAATACATGTCGAGACAACAATATATTAGGTCTAGAGGAAGATGAAGAAATATATAATTTTACAACATTACAATTAATATTCAATCAGGATTTATTTAGTGCGCTTGGCATACAAATTATGAACAATGATTATGAACCCGATGACGATGATATGCCGCGTAACAATAATAATAACAATAACAATAACAAGGTAACCAAATCCGAAAATTTTGAAGTTGTGCGTGACTATAATATCAAATTTATAGATGTAGGTGGGTACGAAAATGTGAAGGAAGAATTAAGACAATGTGTTGACTTGTTAAAAAATTACCAAAAATATGAAGAATATAACGTACGTATTCCCAAAGGGTTGATATTGGAAGGTCCACCTGGCACTGGTAAAACATTGTTGTCACGAGCATTGGCAGGGGAGGCAGGATGTGGGTTTATTGCAGTTTCGGGGTCGGATTTTCAAAACAAATATGTAGGTGTAGGTTCTACCCGAATCAAGGAATTATTTAATTTGGGTAAAAGCAATGTACCATGTATTATTTTTATAGATGAAATAGATGCTGTTGGGCGTAAAAGGTCGTCTGATGGGGAAAGCTCGTCAAATGAACGAGATTCGACCCTAAATGCGCTCTTGGTTGAACTGGATGGATTTAAAAATAATACTGGAATATTTTTAGTTGCGGCTACAAATAGGATTGATTTGCTGGACAACGCATTGGTTCGCCCGGGAAGAATTGATAAGAAAATATTTATTGGTCTACCTGATAGTAGTACACGAAAGTCTATTATTGATATACATATAAAAGGTAAACCGCACGATAATTCAGTTATTGTTATAGATTTGGTGGAGACAACTGATGGGTTAAGCGGCGCACAAATTGAAAATTTGTTAAATGAAGCCATGTTAAACGCATTACGTTACAATAGAGTTCAATTTACTAGACAAGATTTTGAATTAGTATTAAATAAAATGATGGCTGGATGGCAGCCAAATGAACATGAATTTACTTCGGACATAATAGACCATATTGCAATACATGAAATGGGGCATGCGGTAGTGGGGATATTTTCTAAACACCATTCAAAAGTAAGCAAAGTTGTTATAAATTTATCATCCCCTAAGAGCCCGGGTTATACAGTATTTGAGACATCTGCATCCAATATTTATACTAGGGAGGCATTGTTTGAACACCTGATGATTTTGCTGTCAGGTAGAATTGCGGAAGAAATCTTTTATGGAGTATCTGTTACGACAGGTGCTATTAATGATTTCGAGGAGGCTTTAAAATTGGCGGAAAAAATGGTACTATATTATGGTATGGGTTCAAAGGTAATATATCCAAAGTTAAGTGATAGATATAAGGAATTAATAGACAACGATGTAAACAACCTGATTACTAGTGCTTACAAACATGCGGAAGACATATTATATCAGAGCAAAATTCTAATTAAAGAAACGGCTGAATTGTTAAAGAGAGATAAGCAATTAAGTGCTGATGTATTAAATCAGTTAATCAAGGATAAGTATGCTGGGTTGTCGCAATTAATTATTGAAGTGGCATCATAACTTATTAAATCTCACCCATTAGTGCTAGTCAACTGGTATAAAATGTGTACCATAGTAACTGGACATCGTAGTAACTGGACATCGTAGTAACTTGACATCGTAGTAAAATATGTATAAATATTTATATATATTTTATATTCCTTTCGTTTATATATCTAAACTCACGGTATTACTTGCTGATTTTTGACGCTTCTTGCTTTTTTTTGGCATGTTGCCACCGCTTTGTAGCGATTTTAAATCACTAATGCTGATTGTACTGTTATCGGTTGTATTGGGTTCACGCGAGGCTTCTTGAATATTTATAGTTTTCGTTTTAAGACCAGATAAAATATCAGACAGGTCTGAAGGACCCTTCATTTCAGGACGATTTCTACTTGATTTTTCAAAAACCGGCATTTTTTGAGAATTCTCGCGAATATTAATTCCATCGTCTACAAAATTACTACGACTCATATTCAAATCAGGACGATTTGCGAAATTATTGTTCCCGGGACGACTTAGAGGTGTTGGAATCGCATTCGGACCTTGAGTAGCCATAGGTGGTGGAGGTCCCGAACCATTATTGGAACCCATGACATTATTCATAAAACCCGATAAACCAGGATTAGATTGCGACATTGTATTCACTGCGGCTGACTGAAATGACCTCATTAGGTCTGGATTTTGTCTTAGAATATCATCCATTCCAGGCATTGCGCTTTTAAACATTGTGTTTGTCATATGAACCATCATAGCGCTGCCCCCTAATTGAAATAACAATTTTAATTCTGGCGCCATAGATGCTTTAGATTTATATTTTTCATGTAGTTCACCAAAAATTTCATCATAATCAGTAATATTTTCATTCAATTGCTCGCCCCACCCATCAAGTTTAATATCAAACGGGTCAAATCGTCCATTTAAAAATTCGATACCATTAATACACGCCATAAGCATATTTCCTTGAAATTTTACGGAATTTGTCTTTTCTTTTTCTTCCATAATAGTCTCATATTCTCCTTGCATTTCTTGCAGCGAAGACTCCATGTTGTATTTTTTTGATAATTCTACACCTTTTTTCTCCAACGCTTCCAACTTTCGTAAAAACTTGAACTTATCACGAAGTAGCTCTTCTTTTGTCATTTGTGGTTGAGATGATATTACCCTATCAGGGTTCAATGGGACGTTATTGAACTTATCAAATCCATCCCATGTTTTGTTATTGTTGGCTGATGCGTTAGCTGTCGATTTTCCTAGCGATGCGTTCTCATCAAATCGAACAGATGGTGCTTCTGATTCGAAATTGACACTACGGTCATTAAACAAATCCGATTTTGCTCTGGACATCATGGGTACATCTTCAACAAGGTCATTCAATTCATTCTCTAAATTATCTAGATCTTCTAAATCAATATCACTTTTGTGTTTGATATTATCTTTGGAATGGGAATTCATTAATAGTTCCAACCCTCCGCCAAAATTAGTAGACTTCATTGAAGATTTTGTAGAGTTTTCATTATCATTCGTAAAATCCAAGTCAGATAGTTCGATTATTTCATTCATTATTAATTAATTAGAACATTTAATTTTAAGTAGTACGAACTCAATTATATAAATATGTAATAAACTATATAATGATCGAACAAATATATAAAACAAATATTGTGGTTTATTACATATTTGTTTTATATATTTTTGTCATTTATGTACCATAACCCCTGCAAAAAGGAATCTGCCAAGTCGTCCTTTTTTGTATGGTTATTAAAAAAAGTAGATTGATTTACAAATCTATGGTCACATGTGACTAATTCGCGACATTTTGTTATTCCCATTTTTTTTCTATCGCCATACTTGGTTTTCCCGATTGTCGCACAGTCTTTAAGCTTATTAGATGCGGAAACAAATTCTATGTTAGCCACGATAATTTCGCTCATAATAAAATACTGAACAATCATTCCTTGAATTGTTTTCATACGATTCGCAATAGGGCTGATTTGGTTTTCAATAATAACATAATCGATGGTTGCTTCTGATACAAACAAATGATTAAATTTTTCTTTTATGTTTGCGCCTATTTCGATTAAATCTACTTTTGAAGCATTTTTTGAAATAATTTCTTGTAAATAGTTGTCTCTGGTATATTTTGCGATTGATTCGAACAAATCTTGCTTGACAGCCGGAGTTGTATACAATATGCCATATTTGTCAGCAATCTCCAACAGAACTTTTTTGATTGGTTGTTTTTTTAAAAAAAGAAGCTTAAGGTCTGGTGGCGGTATTTGACATGTTTGTTTTTTGGCGTGTTTCAAACAATAACAGTCTCCGTTTTTTTGATATTTTGCGGATTTTGTACATGGCACATTTTTGTCCAAAACACAGCAATTTGTAAATTCGGGCGTTGAAATGTTCACTACATCCCATTTTGTAATTTGAAAATGTGCGTTCTCTTGAGATTTTTCAAAAAGACAAAATGCTAAATTTTTAATACCAACATCAATGCTTAATAGTTTCATAATATAATGATATATATGTGTCATTATATCATTATTTCGTATTATTGTTTTTCG